GCTTTATGGTGAACGTCTATTCCCGATCACCCCGGTTGGTACTCAGTCAGGACGATATCGTGTTTACGATCGTTCTAACTGGATTGTATTCCCTTCGCGTCGTGAGCCGGGTACAGTGGCTAACGAGGTCCGTGGGGGCAAGTGGGCAGAGGATACCTTCAAGACGAAGGAGCATTCACTTCAGGCTGCTGTTGCTGATGAAGAAGATCAGGAATTACAGTCGCAGGGTGGATTGGCCGATGCCGTGTTCGGTGGTGGATTGCAGCTTAATCCGCATCAGGACGCGACTGAGCTTATCACTCGCTCACTGTTGTTAGAGCATGAGCAGAAGGTGGCAGCAGCTATCCGTAATACGGGTAACTATGCTGGTGGCTTTACTTCAGCTCTTGCTGGTTCTTCTAGGTGGAGTGACTACACGTTTGTCACACCGGGTATTCCTGAGTCGGTTGTCAGTAATCCTGTTGCGGATATTCGTGCAGCTTGTTTCAAGGTCTACAAGGCAACTGGTCGTTGGCCGAATACGATGACGATTCCGATTGATGCTCTCGGTGTTATTGAGCAGCATCCTCGTGTCGTTGATCGGTTCAAGAACTTCGCGCTTACTGACCCGGAGGCTTGGAAGGCGTTAATTAACGTGCCTGCACCCGATAACTTCTTCATCGTTGACTCGATGGTGAATACGGCTAATAACATTGATGCTACTGAGAGCATCGTTAGCCTGTGGGGACAGGACGTGTGGCTTGGACTTGTTGACGCTACGCCTGGTCAAAAGACTAAGACATTCGGTAAGACCTTTGCACAGAACTACCCTGACGGTTCGCTTAAGCCCACGGATCGTTGGCGTGAAGAGGACAGGAAGAGTGACATCGTTCGTACTTCGTTCAAGTACGATCTTAAGGTGGTCTCTGATACCTCCGCGTACCTCTTCCAGACAGCAGTTGCAGCGGTCTAACATGATGATGACAGGAGATAATCATGGCGAATAAATACTATGCTTGGACTGAAATCCGTCTAGGGAGTGAACCGACAATCGCATCAGGGACGGTAGTAACACCCAAGCAGCTAGGCAACGATTGGGATGCGTTGTTAGATGCAGGATCTATCCGAACTCAAGTATACCCTAAGATGCCTGCCACATGGTTAGGTAGCGTTAGGAGCTTCAGGCAGGAACAGATCCGCGCACTACGGGAAGGACTTGACGCTCGTACACTACTCGACATTGAAGATGATGACGAGGGTGACGATTACTTGTCTCTTCTTGCTAGCGTTGAAGAAGGAGCTAGTGAGTAGGTAGCCTAACGGCTACCTACTCACCTATCCTTATGGCTGCTAATCTTTATGCAACGTTGGACGACATCAATGCGCACTTACCCGTTGAGCAGGGTAAGGCGCAGATCAGCGACGGTGAAGATGATCTACTACAGATCGACGCTTACCGCTTAATTCGTGGTAGGCTCTCAGGCACGTTCGACCTAACGATAATCAACGCCTGGGTTAGTCCTGCTACTACGCCTGAGCAGATCAGGCGTATCGCAGGTAAGCTGATTGCAGCCAAATGGTACGCATTACTCGTAGCAGAGGACGAGCCTGATGGTTCACTGTTTGCACAGAATCTCTACAACGAGGCTATTGCAGAACTCAACGATATCCGCAATGGCACCCTTACAGTCATTGGTGTAGACGGTGAAGAGCTAGAGAACTCTGCACTCATTGAGAGTAGTTTCTGGCCTAACGACACGTCGCCAGATCCGTCATTCACTATCGAAGAGACTTGGGCCTAAGTGTCTAGTTTCACATACGATACTAGTGATCTCGATAGGGCCGCTATCGCTATTCACCGATTCGCTAACTATATTGACGATGAAGAAGTTTTGCAAGGCGCTAAGCGTATTGCAATGGACGATATGAAGCGGCGCTTTGAAACTGAACTAGATCCTACAGGCGCTAGGTGGCAGGAATTATCGCATGATTATCAAATAGAAAAAGCTGAATCAGGGTATCAAGTCCATCCAATTTTAAGTAGAACTTACCATGATGGTAATTCTGAAAGTCTACGTAGTGCTGCTACAAGTGAAGAGGCTTGGTCAGTGAGTGGTGAATCAGTGTGGTTTCACACAGGCGGTCTACCACCTTACTGGGAAGCTCACGAAACAGGTAGACAGTGGACCCCACATTGGGCGAAGATTGGTGATAAAGAGGTGGGTGCTGACGCTTCTGGTGGTATGCCGCAGCGCCGCTTTATTGGTTTAAGTGATGAAGCGCGCGAAGAGATTGTAGCGCTTACGGGGGCTTGGCTAGAGGCTGGACTAGCTCAAACCGTAGCGCCATTTAAAAGTCACATTGCTCCAGTTAGTAGGCGCTTTGGCGAGAGCTTTGGTGGAGGTACGATTTCATCGTTCGCTGCTGGTGCTGGTAGACTACCTCAATATAGGGTTACTGGCCCCGGTATTAGAGGGGCGCAGTTTGGGCCTATGGTATAATGATTACTACTACCTGGGAACTAGTTGATATGGTAGTTGCTAGACTAGAGGCACAGTCTGGCCCTTTAGGTATCAAATTTGTTGGAGCGTATGAAGAGAAAATTATACCAAGATTTCCGGCAGTAGTGGTAGTGCCAGGAGGACAAGCTAAGACGTTTCATGCTACACATACATTTCAGATTAATGCCACTCTTTACTTCTATGTTTATCACGCTAACTTGACTCTAACAAAGCGCGAAAGATCGAAGGCTGATTTGCAATTAGTATCTAAACTAGAGACTGAGTTAGATAGTGATATGGGCTGGACTGATGAGACTGGTTCCAGAAGTGTCATACAAGGTTGGGTAGAACAAGAAGAGCCTGGAATATTGCAGCCTAGAGCATCGAAAGGCGATGCAGTTATTTGTACTAGGTTGACATGGAGAGCAATAAGTCAGCGGAGGTTCTAATGCAGATTAAATACGATTGGCCGGATATGCCTATTGGAACTCCGCTTTCATTTGGTGGGCTTCTAGTAGTTAACGGTCAAGTGATGGAAATGACCGAAGAGCAAGAAGCAACCTTTAAAAGAACTACGGGTCTGACGTTTGTTCAGGCTGCACGTAGTACCGCACAGCTATCTATTCCACGGAAGAAGGTGAGCAATTAATGGCAACAGCAGCAGGTATTGGAGCTACCGGGTTTGTAGGCGTGGCGTTTGAGACTGTGAAAGGTACTTACGTAGCGCCTTACGCACACGTTCCGGTACTCTCCGAATCACTGAAGTACACGGAGGATAAGTACTATTCTCAGCAGTTGCGCCAGCAGGTTATTGACTCTCAGGTTACTCCTGGGTATTACCACATTGCTGGTGACTTGGAGATGGAAGTGGATGTCCACTTCCTTCCGTACTTCCTCTATGCCTCACGGCATACTTGCACGAAGGCAGGAGCAGGCCCGTACACGTATAACTATACACCACTGATTGATGGTGCATCGTCTACTAACGCTGGAACTACGCTACCTAAGACGCTCTCAATCACCTGTGTCCGTAACGGTGAAGTGTTCGGCTACACTGGCTGCACAGTCGGTCAGTACTCGTTCACAGTTGATGGTGGCGTGCTTAAGGTTACGCTGAGTATCATCGGTGAGCAGGAAGCGGAACAGGCTCTTCCTGTTCCTGTGTGGCTTGAGGCTGACCTACTTGGCGCAGATTCACATAACGTGTTCGTTGCTGATGCTGGCGTGTCTCCGACGTGGGGTGCAGCAGCGGATGGATTCAACGGATTCACGTTTATGGTTAACCACAATGCTGAACCGCAGAATCGCATTGTTGCTAATCGTGGTGCTAGTTTCGTGAAGTTCGGTAAGACGGACTTGGAAGTGGACTCGGAGTTAGACTTCCTCGATCGTGTGGATTACGACAAGATGGTCAACAGTGGTAAGGCGGCTTTCAAGTTGGAGTCTACCGTTGGTGGTGCAGCGTACAACGGTACTGTGCCGGGAATCTCGCTACAGGCTAATAACTGCGCGTATGACACGTATGATATTAACGTCGGTTCAATCGACGCTATTATCATG